CCGCCCACTTTGTCGGAGATATTAAGAAAGGAATGCAAATAAAGAAGGCACCGATCAATATGATTTTTAATATCCCGCAGTTTGTAGATGTACCCATGGAAGAAGATCAACAACTTGAAGAAGAAGAAGAGGTGGATTCCTGATGTGTGGAATTTTTGGCGTAGTAAGTAAGAGTAAGGTTGGTTTTCCTAACGCGAATACCTTTAGAAATCTAGTTGATAATCTTGCTATCTTCTCTCAAGTACGTGGTAGAGATAGTGTGGGGTTCTTCTATACTGATTTAAAGAATCCTTTAGCTAGAGCGGGATGGTTTAAGTATCCTGATAATGCTTCAAAGGCTACAGAACACAAAGATTGGGCAGCTTACGTAGCTAAGACCTATGCATCAGGAGCTTGTCTTATTGGACATGTCCGCGCTGCTACGGTAGGTGAAATTTCTATTGCGAATACCCACCCGCATATAGAGGGGGATGTAACTCTAGTGCATAATGGAACCCTACGAACTGGTTGGTCAAAGTATTCTGAGCATACATCGTGGAGTGATAGTCGTGCTCTTACCTCAGCTATTAATACGTTAGGTACGAAAGCTTTTGAGGAAATTTCTGGCGCTTATGCCTGTGTGTGGCATGATGCAAAGGATGGAAAGCTCCACATTGTCCGTAACGCAGAGCGCCCTCTTTCTATCTGGGAAGATACAGATTATATTGTTATCTGTAGTGAACCTATTCTTGCGTGGGCTGCGATAGCTCGTGCTGGAATTGATTGGAATAAAGGAAAACTTAGAGAAGTAGACACTCTCAAAGAACTACTATTTAATCTTAATACCTTTGAGTGGGAGGACACTAAAGAAGTTCCAGTTTTTCTATGGGCGGCGGCCCCTACCTGTACGCACACGACTCACTCCATCCCTACCAATGCACGAACGACAGCGCGTACTGGGACTAACTCCGAGTTTTACAGGACAGGTGAAGAAATTCTTTTCGAGTTATTTGATGAGGCTAAAATGAAGAATGGACACTACATGTACACAGGCCAAGTATTATTGGGCCATCCTGAAGCTGAAGTAGTCTTCTTTAAGAAAGAGGCCGATAAACTAAATATGGATAACGTGTTCTATAGGGGTAGTATTAAGTATTACGAGGGTAATAAACAACTATATCGTATTGATAGTAGTTCAGTGACTGTTTGTAATGAACTAAATGAGGATGTTGACCCTACACAAGTAGCAGTTACTACATTAAATGGTGTACAATTAACTCAAGAAGAGTTTGTTAAGTATGCCAAGAAGAAGTGTCTTAACTGTGATAGTAGGATTGATCTAGACGAGGCTCCTCTTTCTGTATATAATCACCAACATCAGCAACTTTACTGTCCTGACTGTTCTGATATCTTTTTTAATACTGTGGATTCGAGGGTACATTGAAAATCTATGCGTATAAAAATACTAGCAAATCAGCTAGGCTTCTAGCTAAGGCTCTTGGATGTAAGCTTATCAAGCATGAAGGTAGTAAGTTCAAGTGGGGTACGCAACCTGTCATTAATTGGGGTAGTCGAGATGTTGGCCTTGATGGGTATGTTACCAATGGCCCTCTCAGTGTTAATTGTGCTATCGATAAACGATGGACTCTGAGAATCCTTACGGATGCTGGTGTGTCTACCCTGCCATATACAACGCATGCACTACACGCTCGTAACTGGCTAGATGAGGGTAAGACTGTTGTCTGTCGTACTCTTATTGACTCTCACTCAGGTAAGGGCATTGTAGTTGCAGAGACAGTCGGTGAACTTGTAGACGCACCTCTGTATACTCAATACATCCCCAAGAAGTTCGAGTTCCGCGTACACGTAGCATTTAACAAAGTTATTGACATTCAAGAGAAACTGAAACGAAAGGGAGTTGAACAACATGACACAAAAATCAGGAACCATGCTAACGGCTACGTTTATGGACGTGTCGGCCTCTCAGATCGCCACGTGGACCGCCTACCAAAACTCGAAGCTCTTGGACTCGCTGCAATCTCCGCCCTCGGGCTTGACTTCGGTGCCGTTGACATCATCTGGAACGAAAAGAAAAAAGAAGGCTACGTCTGCGAAGTCAACTCAGCCCCCGGTCTTGAAGGAAGCACTGTTGGAAAATACGCTGTCGCCTTTACAGCTAATCTCCTACCCTAACCAGAATTACAACGAGGAAGCTCAGTCCTTCCCTCTAAAGATGGCTTTTGGTGTGATTAACGTCCTTGAAGGGACATTGACACAACAAACGAGTTACTTTGTATGCCGTGAGTTTATCAATGATGTGTTGTATTATAACAACACTGATAAGTCTTATACTATTTATAGTTTTGATGGGAAAGTCGTTAGTCCCGATGTTTTGATGTTTGAAGATAGTGACCTTCTTGAGAACCTCCGTAGTAACTATTGGCTTCTTACTTCCATTGAGAATAGTTTGTTTATTGGTAGGTCTAGTTGGTTGGATAAGAATACGTTGGTTCTCCCCGGACATTTCTTGCAGCATCCATACGTAACGAGTCTTTGGAGTACGTGGATAAAGGTTCTATGTCAAGGTAAGAATTATGTGTCTTTAAAAGAAGCCTTTGATTGTTGTACAGGTAATGAGAGACATATCATAAACAGTGACTGGGAACAGCACAAGAAAGAAATCAAGGTGTGTGCTAATCTAGGTCCGTTTAACTACGATCTCTTTAAGGGTTTATCGATGTATGTGATCCATTCTACAGGGTTCAGAGCGTTTCTAAATAGTTTTGTACAGAAAAAGTGGAATAAAAAAGTACAAGAAGAACTGGCTAAACTGAAATGAAATGTCTAAGTTGTGATAAAATCTTGTCTGACTTTGAAGCTACGCGTAAGTATACGGATACGACAGATTTCGTAGACCTGTGCAATAAGTGCTTCAGTTTCGTACACGAAGTCATTAATGTTACTGAGAATTACAGTCTATTAACTACAGATGATATCAATGAGCTAGAGGATTATGATTATGACGAAGACTAATAAGTTTCTTGATAAGTACCAGAAGTTGTTTGGAAAGTATGCTCTTTCTGAGGGTAGTGGAGGTTGCTCAACCTGTGGGTACGGGGCCGATAGTGTTATGAGTGAGTGGGATTTCAAGAGTCTTCTTAACGATATTGATGTGTGGATTAAAGAGGAGTTTGGGAATGAAAAAGATTAAAGTCTCTGAATCCACAGGCCCAGTGCTCGACTGGCTGGTGGCGAAGTGTGAACTCGGAGATACGGTGCACTATGTGTGGGAACATGCCCGAAACAAGCACCGTTACTCCACGAACTGGGCACAAGGTGGCCCGGTCATCGAGCGTGAGCGGATCAACACGCTGGACAATGGGGGTGATTTCTCGTGTTACTACAGCCGTGGTGCGGCGGTTGGAATTCGCTACACCGGCCCCACACCCCTGATCGCGGCCATGCGCTGCTGTGTGATAAGCAAGCTGGGCGAGGAAGTCGGAGTCCCCGAGGAACTGACATGACACGAACTAACTATCAGAAGTTTGCTGAGTTCATATATCTTGCAACAGAGGTACATGAGTTTGATGCTGCGTTATTTATTTCTAATCTCTGTGCCTATTTTGAAGAAGATAACCCTAACTTTGATCGAGAGAAGTTCATTGAAGCTTGTACTTATGGGAGGATGAAAGATGTACGAGACCTGTAGATGCTGCAAACTCCAACCTGATGCATACTGCCGTGACGATGGGCGATGCCAATACGCGATTGACCACGGCGCAGAGGGCATGGCGAATTGCCCAACAGGAAAGTGTGCAATGCAATCCGCCGCTCCTGCCTTGTCCATGAGCATGTTTGCGACCAGAGAAGATTATGAAGCCGCAAGCAAAGCCGCACACGGCATCAACAAGGGGGAAGTATGACTGACCGCGAACTGTTGGAACTGGCTGCAAAATCCTTGGGGATTCGTTTTTATCCAGACGGATACGACGAACATTTACCGTTCCCATGTGTTCTTGAAGATGGTTTCCCTATTGAGTGGAACCCACTGATAGACGACGGCGACGCACTGCGGCTTGCGGTGAGGCTGAAAATGGAAATTATTCCAGACCCAGAGGGCGACGAATTTGCATCTACACGCCGCACCATCGTTCGCGCTGCCGCTGAGGTAGGACGTGGAATTATTCAGCAGACAATCGACGGCTTACCCGAGGATAACTACTACAAGACTCGGGCAGAAGCTAAAAAGATCGGCAAGGGGGGAAGCATGAGCCTGCCAACGCTGCCGCCGCTTAAATACGACGATCACCCGACATTTAATCAAGATGGTATTGGATGGTCGCAAGAAGAAATTGAGGCAATCAATAAGTACGCCGCCCTCGCGGTTGCTGCTGAACGTGAGCGGTGCGCGAAGATTTGTGAAGATTTAGAAAGTGATGGTATGTCTTGGCTTGAAGCAGGAACGTGTGCAGCAGCAATCAGGAACCAACCATGAAGCTAGCTAAACATATCATGCTGTCGCTTTTCATCTGCATGTCCGTGTACTTGTGTGCAGCGTTCGTTTCACTCAAGCCAAACCCTGCTGATTGGGATCAAGGCGGAAGGGCATTTTTCGTTGTCCTGTGCCTTGCGTACTGCTTACTTGGGAACATGGCAATGAAGGAGGAAACATGAAGCCTAGCGCGATAGTTTCAGAAGTTGCGGAAGTTAAAATGAAGGAACTATCACGATGGAAAAGCACGAATGCGCTGAGGATCGAGGCGCTCGAAGGGCTGAAAAATCACTACCATGAACTGGCTGAGAGAGGCGCTGAAGCAATAAAGACTCTGTCGTCAGAGCGTGAAGCCAATGCGATTCTGACCGCAGAGGTTGACGCACTCCGCGCACGAGTGGCGGAGCTTGAAAAGGAGCGCGATTACTACGCCTCTGAGGATGAAAAGCTACTGAACGAAATTGGTCGCCTACTTGATGACGTGAAATACGCCGGAAGCTATGCCGAGGGTGTGCGTGTGCTACTAGCAAAGGTGTCGGAGCTTGAAAAGGATGCGGCGAGGTACCAGACTGTTAGATCGTGGTTTTTGGAAGTTTCATGGAACAGGTCTTATGACTTTGGGTTTACGTGTCCTGAAGATGTTGATGCAGAAATCGACGCGATGATAAAGGATGAAAATGGGGAGATTTCTTAAACATGGTCCATGCAATAAGTGCGGCAGCCGCGATAACGTGGCTCATTATGACGATGGTGGTTGGTTTTGCTTTGGTTGTGGCTACTCTCTCCGGGGAACTAGAGTCACCTCTAGCCAACTTCCTGCTACCCATAGTCTCGCTCTTCCTGACGATCTTACAAATAATCTACCTCGTTCCAATCATACTTGGTTGGCTCAGTACCTAACGGAGACAGAAATTGCTGATAACTTTTCTTATTCTCCTTCTTCCCGCCGTCATATTTATATGGTGCGTGACCTATCCCACACACCTATTTTCTATGAGGCGAGACGAGTCGGTGAACTCTACGGCAAACCGAAAACCCTGAGCTTTGGTGAAAAACCCTTCCATCTGTTGCGTAAAAACAACAGTGATGATAAAGTAGTTTTGGTTGAAGATATTATCTCAGCAATCAAGATCAATCGTCAGTTCAATTCGTTTCCCCTGTTTGGTACGCACATACCTATCTCGAAATTAAAACGATTCAAGAGCCTTCCAAACCCCTTAAAAACGATTCTGATCTGGTTGGATAGGGATAAATTCAAGGAAGCAATGAAATTAAGCAAGGTTTGTGAGTTGCTTGGATACAACAGTCGTGTGATTTCAACAGAGATAGATCCAAAGGGGTTGACAGATCAAGAAATCTGTGATAGAATAAATGTATAAGCCGAGAAACTATAAGCACAAAAACTAATATTCTATATAATACATAGAGTAGTTAATACTACATAAGAAAAACAAAACCTTATAATGATACTCAACCTTACCTGTTTAGCACAGGTATAGGTTTCGTAAAGAAAGGACAATCTTTGTCTTATGAATTAAACATCATTAAATCTTTCTTGAACAAAGAGTGTTACATCAACTACAGGAACTATGTTGATAAAAAGCTCTTGTCTTTGGAAGTATCAAAGATTCTAACAGTGTTAGATGAACTACAACGTGCTTCAGAAAAAGACATTTCTTTGTCTGATCTTGAACATATAACACTGTCTAAAGAAAATCCATTTGAGACTTACCAAGAGATCTTCTCAGTGCTTGAGAAACTAGAACAGTCTTTCACTATAGAAAAGCTCCTAGAATCAATTAAAAATCGTAAGCTGTTGGAAGATATCAGTGCTGCTGCATACGACGCTTCTAAGGGCTTTAAAGAGGTTACAGACATACTCTCGTTGGTGGATAAGCTTACAAATCCTGTAGATGAAACAGTAGTCGAGTATGTAACAGATGATTTGGAGGATATTCTTAGTGATACCGTTAAAACACCGGGTCTTCGTTGGAGGCTCAATATGCTTAACAAGAGTCTTGGATCACTCCGAAAGGGTGACTTTGGTTTCTTGTTTGCAAGACCCGAGACAGGCAAGACAACGTTTCTTGCGTCAGAAGTATCGTTCATGGCAGAGCAAGCCTTCCAGAAAGGAGCAGGACCAGTTCTCTGGTTCAATAATGAGGAACGAGGCAAGAAAGTTAAGCTCCGCGTATATCAAGCGGTACTGGGAGCGCGCGTTGAACACCTACTATCCGCCCCAGAGCGTGCAAAGGCGGCATATGTTGCGAAAGTTGGACAGAGCATTAAACTCTTTGACTCTTCGCTCATCTCTAAATACTTTGTTGAAACGGTATGCGCCAAAGAAAAGCCGAGCCTCGTTGTGTTTGACCAACTTGACAAGGTTACTGGCTTTAAGGGAGATCGAACAGACTTGGTTCTGGGTGAGATCTATACATGGGCGAGATCCTTGGCGAAAGAGTATTGCCCCGTCATTGGGGTATCTCAGGCAGATGGTACTGCGGAAGGTATTGACTACCTTGAAATGTCACATGTCGCTAACGCCAAGACAGCGAAGCAAGCTGAAGCCGATTGGATATTGGGTATAGGTAAGAAACCTGAAGCTGCGTTTGATCTGGTACGTTACTTCCATATCTGCAAGAATAAGCTTTCCGGTGATGGAATTGATATGCAACCTAACCTAAGGCATGGAAGATTTGAAGTTCTGATAAAGGCAGATATTGCACGTTATGCAGACATCTGATAATGAGTATACTACAGCAGTCCTGTTCCTAGAGGATGTAATCAACGGTTGGATACCACATATCCCTCCACAGTCTGATAGATGTATTACAGCTATTCAACATGCCTTGGAAGTTCTCGTATCCAACGAACACTTTGATGGTGAAAATAGACAACTGTTTACACACGATAAAAGGTTTAAACAATGAACAAGATATGTCGAACATGTAAGTTTTGGGAAAAACCCCATTCATGGGAAGCAGGTACAGACTTAGAATTACTAGGGGGATATTGTCATAATCCAAAAATTAGAGAAGATAATGACGTATCCGAGAATGTATTTGCAATTGATGGATTAGTATATCCCTATCATGAAGGGGCACAGCATTTCTGGACGGGACCTATTTTTGGTTGTGTTCTGCATGAACTACAGGAGTAAGAAACTTGTCGAAGCTTGTAGAGAACTGCCCTGTATGGCTTGTGGTAAGCAGGATGGGACAGTGGTGGCGGCTCACTCAAATCAACAGAAGGACGGAAAAGGAACCGGAATTAAGGCTCACGACTTCCGGGTTGCAGCATTATGTTATGAATGCCACATGGAAATTGATCAGGGAAGCAACCTATCCTATAGCGATAGAATTGCCAGATGGGAGGACGCACATCGTAATACCATTGGGTGTCTCTTCCTCAAAGGAATCATTAAGTGATACTTACTCTTGACTGTGAAACAACGATTAACCAAGGGGTAAATAAAGATGGGTATGATCTCACTAAACTTAATGGCGGTGGCGTACATGACCAGTTTCAATCCATGGTTTGCTTTTCTTGGTACACCGATGCAGGTAACTCAGGATGTGGTATTAACGATGAAGAATATTTTGAAGATCTTCAGCAACTAATCAATGAAGCAGAACTTATTGTCGGATTTAACTTCAAGTTTGACTACCAGTGGTTTAAGCGTTATGGAATTAAACTCGATCATAAACGCATTTGGGATTGTCAGACAGCAGAGTTCATCCTCTCACGGCAGGAACATCGCTTTCCAAGCCTTGACGAATGCTGTGCAAAGTATGGACTCGGAGCCAAGCTTGATGTTGTCAAGTACGATTACTGGCAAAAGGGGATAGATACAAATAACGTACCTTGGGAGATCCTCTCCGCTTATGCACTAGAGGACACCAGACTTACGTTGGAACTATACAAGAAACAGAAGGAAGTAGTTGGCTCGAAGGAACGCATAATCTCTCTATGCTGTCAAGACCTTGTAGGTTTAGCAGAAATGGAGTATAATGGTATGCGTTACCAACGAGAGGAGAGTCTACGCAAAGCCAAGGAAATAGAAGTACAGCTTGCTGATCTGGATAGAAAAATCAGTAAGTTTCACAGTGTCCCTAATTTTAACCCTAATAGTAACGATCATCTGTCTGCCCTTCTTTATGGTGGGACGATTACTGATGACGTTCATGTCCCCGTTGGGATTTATAAAACAGGTTGGAAAATCGGAGCAACCCGATACAAGATTGAAGTAAATGAGTTTGTCCTGCCAAGGCTTATAAAGCCCTTGAAGGGCACAGAGATGGCTAAGGGTGGGTTGTATAGTACATCAGAGGATACGTTGCTTAAACTGCCCTCTCATCCCGTCCTAGAGCTAATCCTAGAATCAAGGAAGCTAGCGAAACTTCGTGGAACCTACTATGAAGGGCTTCCTGCTAGACAGGATGAAATGAATGCGGGTTATGAATACATCTACGGACAGTTCAATCAGTGCGTAGCACAGACAGGTAGGCTATCAAGCAGCAAACCAAACCTTCAGAATATTCCAGATGACATCCAAAAGTTATTTGTATCACGATACTAGAGCTAATGAAGAGGCATCTTATTTTCACGCCTTGACAGACTTCGGTAAGATATGTTATAATAATGCTCCTAAAGTAATTGGAGACATTGAAAAATACTTTCCTGAGGTGTATGATCAACTTCTTGACGCTATTATTTGGCACATAGATTCTAAAAAAACAAAAGGGGTTCTTCTTGCTGGTAGCCGTTGATGCAGCGCAGTTGGAATGGCGCTGTGCAGCATGGCTAAGTAATGACGAAGTGGCTCTCAGGGAGATTAACAGTGGTGCCGACACTCACAGCCTCAATCAGGAAGCTTTCAATCTTCCTTCAAGACTTATTTCAAAGATTTATCTCTTTCGAACAATTTTCAGGGGAAGTGGTTATGCCTTTGCTCATGACCCTAGCTTTAGTCATGTATCTTCATCTCCTGACTTCTGGGATGATATAAATTGTAAATTCTACAATAAGTATTCGGGACTTGACAGATGGCATACGAGCCTTGCTCAACTCAGTGCTTCCCGGCAGCCAATTCAAGGTCCAACCGGGAGAGAGTGGCTTATTCTACCTGACGATAAAGGTAAGCTCAAGTGGAGTACATTCACCAACTATCCCGTTCAAGGAACTGGGGCAGACCTTGTTGCAATTGCACGGGTATCTCTTCGCAACCGCCTGTCTGCCAAAGGAACAATGGCCCTCCCAGTCTCAACTGTTCACGATAGTATCGTCTGGGATTGTCCCGACAGTGAAGTTCCCGTAGTAGCACAAACTATGGTAGATGTTTTTAATGATCTACCTTTGAATTTTAATAAGTTGTTTAAACAAAAACTACCCTGTCCCTTCCCCGGTGAAGTCAAGATAGGTAAGAATCTTTCCGAGATGGAGAAGTATATTGTCTGATATGAACATCAGTATTATTGCAGTAGACCGAGAAGTTATTCAGAAGAAGAAGGGGCCGGGTACGTACGAAGTATTGAACGTAACCTACAAGAACCACACATTTCAAGATAAGGTAGAATCAAAGAAGTTGGTGGACTTTGCAACCGATAAGGATCTTTACAAGACAGTCGGTGATGCAAATAAAGGTGATACATTTTCAATTGAACGGGAAAAAGATGCTACTGGACAGTATTGGAACTGGGTTGGGATCGCACGACAGGACGGAACGGTTAGTGGAGCGGCTAGTTCTAGCAAGCCTACTAGCTCGGTTACAACCAAAAGCACTTACCAAACGCCAGAAGAACGCGCTGCTGTACAACTTTACATCATCAGGCAGTCTAGTATTGCAAGCGCAGTCAACTTGACTAAGGATCATGGTACTCCTACTGCTGATAGTGTGATTGAAATTGCACGAAAGTTTGAAGAATATGTTCTTGGAATCGAGCAGCCTACCATTGAGAATCTTTCTAACGATATTCCTTACTAATGTATAACATTTATCGTAATAATCGTTTGGTTACGAAACAGAAGTTCTATGAATACGAAGTAGCTCGCCGCATGGCACGCTACATCATTCGTAACCAGTTTGAAGGTATTGTATTCCCTGAAAGCAATCCACCTATCTCTGCTTTCGGATTTGAAATTCGTAAGGGTTAATTGAAGTATGCTAAGGAACCCAAATGGTTCGGGTAGGTGACAAGCCAGACTGTAGTTGGTTCGATTCCAACCCTTAGTGCCCAATAAAGGATACCTATGAGCAAAGGTTCTAAACAACGTCCTACAGACAAGCTTCAGTTTGATAAGGGATGGGACATTATCTTTGGTTCTACAAAGAAACCTGATGTTGTTCTTAAAGATCCCTATTTCAAGGAAGAAGATCCCTATGAGGATTATAAACCTCAAGACAGCCCTGTATGCAAAGAATAGCCCTCCTTGATGGAGATATAATTGGCTACCGTTCCGCCGCTTCCTGCAACCCCACCAAGTCCAAACCCTTCCTCGAACCCTTGGACACTGCTATCCAACGTGCAGACGAACTCTGCTGGAGAATCCTCACGGATGTTGATTCTTCAGAGTACGAAATGTATCTGGGAGGCTCTGAGAACTTTAGAAAGCAAATTGACCCCGAATACAAGGCTAATCGTAAAAGTGAAAAACCACAATGGCTTGAGCCAGTACGGGAGTTTCTTATTGAAGAATGGCAAGCTAAGGTCTGTGGAGGTTACGAAACTGATGATGCTTTGTCAATGCGGGCCACAGAACTTGGACCCGGGAAATTTGTAATATGTAGTATTGACAAAGACTTGAAACAAATACCCGGAGATCACTATAACTTCGTTAAACTTGAGCATTTCACCATCGATATTTATCAGGCAGCAAAACACTTTTGGGCTTCAATGCTTATCGGAGATACCGCTGACAATATCCGTGGAGTTGACGGACTTGGACAGGTTAAGGCTTACCGAGCATTGGAAGGACTTGATTCAGAAGAGTTCTATGACAAAGTACGAGAAATCTATAATGATGATGATAGATTTACCAAAAACATGGTACTCCTCCATCTTTTATGCAGTCGAGAAGAATGGCACGACGTAAACCATCTATACGGGCTAGAGCCATTAAGCACGGCTACCGCTCAGGACTAGAGCACATCCTCTCTGAGTTCCTAGATAACCACAAGATTAAATATGAGTATGAGAAACTCAAGATCAAATATGTAGTGCCTGAGAAAGAGCATACATATACACCGGACTTTGACCTCGGTAAAATGATCGTAGAAACTAAGGGTAGGTTTCTCCCCGATGATCGTAAGAAGATGCTCCTAGTAAAAGAACAGCATCCTGAATATGACATCCGCCTCGTATTCTCTAACTCAAAAACAACGCTTACTAAATCCTCCAAGACCACCTATGGTGATTGGGCAGTGAAGAATGGCTTTAAGTATGCAGACAAGGTAATACCTGATGAATGGATCAAAGAGTGCAAATCAACAAAGTAATTGAGCTTAATGGAAAGACAGTAGAGTTTACAGGCCGTCTTGAGGGCCGTGAACTTGATGTAGTTATTGAAGTGGGTCTTAACATCCTTATGAATGCGGGGGCTCTTCCCATTGTCTATGGTGATGATAACACTATCTCCCCAGATCGTGATGCAATGAATTGAAGATTCTCCTCCTTGATTTGGAGACAGCGCCCAACGAAGTTTATGTGTGGGGACTATGGCAACAAAATGTAGGTATTGACAATATTGTAAAACCGGGCTATACTCTTTGTTGGGCAGCTAAATGGTTAGGTGAGAAAGAGATGCACTTCAACAGCCTGCATCATAGTAACCCCAAGAAAATGATTAAGGAAATCTATGACCTCGTGGATCAAGCTGACGCCGTCGTTCATTACAATGGTACGAAGTTCGACATGCCAACTCTTAACAAAGAATTCATTTTACATGGTTTCACCCCTCCAGCGCCGTATAAGCAAATTGACCTTCTTCGGACAGCTAGAAGTCAGTTTCGTTTCCCATCGAATAAGTTGGATTATATCGCACAAGCCCTCGGCCTTGGCAGCAAGGTTAGGCACAAAGGAATGGCGCTATGGACTGAATGTATGGCGGGCGAGGATCAGGCTTGGAAGGAAATGGAAACTTACAATCGGCAGGATGTACTACTCCTAGAAAAGTTGTACTACAAACTCCTTCCTTGGATTAAAGGTCATGCTAATCATTCTCTCTACGCTACGTCAGGCGTTTGCTGCACTAACTGTGGTTCTACTAGCTATCAGCGTAGGGGTTCGTATTACACCCAAGCAGGTGTTTATTCTCGGCTCCGCTGCAACGACTGTGGGACATGGTTCAAGACTGGTTCCAGCGAAGCCCCGAAACCGGCGGATCGAAGCACTACTCTATGATCTATCTTATTAATACACTTGTATTTGCACAAATCGCTTTGACTGTGTGGGTACATGACACAGAAGAAGATGAAAAGGGATATCCCGGTACTATTACACACTATTTCTTTTGGTATGGCGCACTTGCAGGAGCAAACGCATGGATGTTGATGAGTCGGCTGGCCTTTCAGCTTTGATCATGTTTATTGAACACGAAGACGCACAATTTGCTTTACAAGATTTGATTGACTTTGAGCAAATGTATGAGTTCTATTGATGACTGTACCCCCGAGGAGTGGCGTATTGCCAACTCCCAGTGGTGTATTAATTGGGACAAAGGAACTGCTACTAAACAAATAGGTGGCATACACTACAAAAAATGTAAGATCGAACCTTGGGACTACGCAGTTGCTAATGAACTGGATTTCTTCCAAGGTAGTATTGTCAAGTATGTAACACGTTGGCGTGACAAGAGCGGCGTAGAAGACTTGAAAAAAGCACTCCATTTCCTTGAGAAGTATATTGATGTTAACTCTAAACGAACTGATTGAAAAACTAAATATGTTTGATGAGACTCAGATTATGGAGATATTGGGTCTCACCACAGAAGATATTACAGATCGTTTTCGTGATGTGATTGAACTTAAAGAAGATGAACTCCGAATTCAACTACAAGACTCTGACGACGAAGATTGAATTTAAACATTCTTATACAAAGAAACATCGAGTAGAAGAGATTATACAAAAAGAAGCTGAAAAGGAAATTAATGAATGCTCTGCAACGTTACGTTCACCTATCAAGGTACGCTCGGTACATTCCCGAGCTAGGTAGGAGAGAAACGTGGGAAGAAACAGTAAAACGATACTGTGACTTCTGGAAACAAAAATACCCTGAGACCTTTCCGTATGAGGAACTGTATCAGGGTATTGTGAATATGGATATTATGCCATCTATGCGGAGTCTGATGACTGCTGGCGTAGCACTAGAACGTGACCATATGGCAGGTTATAATTGTACTTATATAGCTATTGATGATGTTAGGGCTTTTGATGAAATTCTTTACGTTCTTTGCTGCGGAACCGGGGTTGGATTCTCGGTTGAACGGCAACATATCGCAAAACTCCCTGAAATCGCTGAAGAGTTCCATCCCTCTGACACGACAATTATCGTCCGAGACTCAAAGATTGGTTGGGCTACAGGCTTCCGTGAACTCATCAGTCTACTTTATCGCGGGGTTGTGCCAGCGTGGGATGTCTCCAAAGTACGGCCAGCAGGAGCTAAACTTAAAACTTTTGGAGGTAGAGCAAGTGGCCCAGAACCTCTTGTCGATCTCTTCCGATTTGCGGTTAACTTGTTTAGAAACGCGGCAGGACGAAAGCTTTCCAGTATCGAGTGTCACGACTTGGTATGCAAAGTTGCCGACATTGTTGTTGTGGGTGGTGTGCGCAGGAGTGCTCTCATTAGTCTTAGCAACCTTACTGATGAGCGTATTCGCGTAGCAAAGTCTGGTAGCTGGTGGGAACACAATGTACAACGAGCTTTGGCTAACAACTCTGTAGCTTACACAGAGAAGCCAGATATCGGTATCTTCATGAAAGAATGGCAGAGTCTATATGATAGTAAATCTGGTGAACGAGGAATTTTTAATCGAGTTGCAGCAAAGCGTAAAGCAGAGTCAAGCGGACGTAGAGATGCTAACTTTGATTTCGGAACAAACCCCTGCGCTGAAATCATTCTCAGATCAGCACAATGCTGCAATCTTTCAGAATGCGTTGTCCGATCTGAAGACACGTTTGACCAGCTTAAACGAAAAGTTGAACTTGCAGCTATCCTCGGAACTTTTCAATCTACACTTACAAACTTCCGATACCTCCGAAATGTGTGGAAACGAAATGCCGAAGAAGAGCGCCTTCTTGGCGTAAGTCTTACGGGGATTATGGATCATGAGGATCTTTCACATACAAGTAAAGATATTGGAAGTACACTAGAGGAACTCAAGCAACATGCAATCAATACAAATGTGGCTTGGGCTGAGAAACTTGGTATTAACCCTTCTACTGCTATCACTACTGTTAAACCAAGTGGTACTGTCAGTCAGTTGGTGGATTCTGCTAGTGGCATTCATCCTAGATATAGTAGTTTCTATACGCGAACTGTACGAGCAGACAATAAAGACCCCCTTAGTTCGTTTCTAATTTCACAGGGAGTACCACATGAAATTGATGTTACCAAGCCTAGTAATTGGGTATTTAGTTTCCCTACTGCTTCTCCTACTGGTGCTATTTGCAGGAACGATAGGACTGCTCTCGAACAACTTGAACACTATCTTCTCTATTCTTTTTATTGGTGTGAACATAACGTCAGCGTTACTATTTATGTTCGTGAGCATGAATGGCTGGAAGTGGGCGCTTGGGTATATAAACACTTTGATCAAATCGGGGGAGTGAGCTTCCTTCCCCATAGTGATCACAGTTATAGACAGGCCCCGTACCAAGAAATTACAGAAGACGAATACAAAAAAGCCCTAGAAGCTTTCCCCACTATTAAATGGGAAGAGTTCCTAGAGCAGGAGGATAATGTTGAATCTTACAGAGAACTTGCCTGTGTCGCCGGAGTTTGCGAACTACCCTGATCCATCAGCCACTCAATTAGTGTCGGATTATCAACGAGCGTGGCGTAGAGTAGCGTCGCTAAGACTCGAACTTGACGTTCTTTCATCCCAGTGTCTCCTAGATGATCCAGCATATGCATTAATTCATGAAGTGTGGTGTCTCGATCTTCTGAGTGGTCTAGACCTGCTCGAATCTTCAGTACGCGAGTATCGTAGTCGCATTCTCCGTAGTCCTTCATTGAAGCGTCGTATACTATCCGTACAGGACGACCAAGAACCCACAACTCAGTTGGCTTAACAATCATAGTCGGTGAACCTTAGTAAAAACAGAAGCCCCCTTTCCTCGCGGATTGGGGGCTTTTTCATTGGTAATGTTCCTTGTACTTTTCCAAGGCTTCAATAGCTCTTTGTACTTGATAGATATCAGTGATTTTTCCACTACGTATCTTCAATTTAAGGAGAGTCTCTGGTTCCAGTTCTCGTGACATTACAATCTTTACGAGTTCCTCTCCTGAGATAGATCCCCCCAACTTATAGATTTCCTTTACTGTGCCCTTGATATTGTCTTTATCTTGGGTATGCAGATAATGAGGAAGATCATCTCTCTTGAGTGCATCAGCCTTTTCATTTCTCCAGTTAGAAATACGACTCTCTTGGAAGAGGGTTTCTTTCTTCTTGGCTACGGCTAGAGACTCAAACCCAAGCATTTTTGTATTCTGCTCATCTGGTGTACGATGAATCTCACCCCTAGATGGATCATGGGGATTCAAAAACATATTTTCCTTTTGACCTTTAAATGCTGGAAGGACCATGTGTTCTACATTTTGAGCAGTACGTGGAGAAAGAGAATACAAAGCTTCCTGTGCTGTCTGCATATCAGGGCGCAAGAAGATTTTCCCTGCTGATGCCCATTCAGCCATTTCAATGCCGATCTGGGGTACGAGAGCAGTAGCACTAGAACCTACAGATGGCGCCGAAACTCGCGTACCAAAGTCAACTCCAGTAGTAGAAGAAATAACTCCCGTGTTAAGGAAAGCAGGAAGATTTTCTAATAGGAATCTTTTTGGAGAGAGGTTATACATCCACGTAGGTACATGGGATGCAGCACCCCAATTAGCTATATCTATCAGAAAAGCATACGTCTTGTCAATGTCCTCAATGAACGGAAGTCCGGCAGCGCCAGAAAGAGCCATTTGCACTCCGAGGAACTTCATGAGGGGGACAGGGTTTCCTTCCTTTGCTTGTTTAGCTACCATATGGAACTGATTAAGATAACTAAACGTAAAAGACTTCAAGGGGCTAACCAAATCCCCTGCAACGCCCATCTTAGAGAAAATCATTGGCTTTTCACCAGAACGCATATCAGTAAAAGTTACGGCAGTTCTTTCTTCCGCCAGCTTGAACGCTTCAGCCTTGGGTACACCCTTCGCAATAAGAGCGTTAGCAAAGGTTACAAAAGTAAAGGTACGTCCAAGGTAATCTCCCATGACCATTGAGATGTTACTGAGTTGTTCAGCACCTTGGATAAGTTCTCCCTTACCTAGAGAGGTTACGTCAGACCTAACCGTATTATCGGCAATGTGGTTAGAAATAATGTAATTCATCATTTCTATCTGATGATCTGACATTTTAGGCTTAAGGGGAGAGTTGGCCCAATTCAACAGAATACTAGGAGCATCTATAGCCGATGCTGCCATAGTCTCCATTTTCATTCCCTTTGTAATCTCATGTCCCATAGGCAAAGCAAAAGCAGTCTGAGCCAACTGAAGGGCCATAAACGGGATGTTACCCATACCAAAGGTCCAGTGATAAAACATGTTCTTTAGCCCAGAGTTAGCACTGGTGAATACTCTTTTATCGTAACCCAAAGCTTGTTGAATAGCATTTTCAATATTACGCATGAGTTCACTATTACCAAAGCCTAATTTCTCTTTAGCATAGAGGGTAGCATAATTGACATTCTCAGGTTGATTCTTGCGAATATCCGGATGGGTGAGAAGTTCTGTAGCCTTTGAAGCAGCATCTTGTGTATAGTGCCACTCAGTCCCGCTCTTCAAGTACGCGAGTTGTTGATACAAGAAATCCTTTGCATCCTGTTTAGGATCAATCCAAGGGCGATCACCTTCAAAACCACGAGTACCAGCCCGTTTCTCAAAATGCTTGTTGAAGTTCTGCATATTCTGAGCACGGTCTTCTTGAAACTTGTCCATGACAGCCTTCATTTCAGCTACAATGGGGTTGTGTTCCCCCAAAAGCTTCATAATAATGTCATAGGCTTCAAGTTGATTATTACCAAACTTGCCGGCTTTCGTATCCAAAACAGATCTATCAAGGTCTATCTTTGTTTTATAAGGATCAATAGAAGATTTAAGATGTTCAAGTGCACCATCAGCCGCTTTCTTGCTGTGCTCTGCAATATACCAGACAGGAGCTTCATTCATCCCCTGACCCTTAAAATATACAGGAATACGGAAAGAACCTGACCAACGAGCAGCAGAATAAGCATCTTCTCCTGTGATAGGTTTCATACCCTGCTTAACACGTTGTTTGTTGACATTCTCAAGAAGTTTATCAGAGTATTCCCTGAACTTAGTAAGAGCATCTATAACCTTAGGATCAAAGCCAGCTTGGGTGAGTTCTTCTGGCGTGTATCTACGCTGGTTGGCACGCTCTCGTTGGAGAATGGCTGCTGCCTCTACATGGAGGTTTTGATGTACCAGTTTATTAAAAGCAACTTCAAGGGGTTGCACATAAGTCTTTAGATCGTTTGTAGAACGTTTTTGTGCGTTCTGAAACCAACGTCCAATCCCAGTAAGAAGTTCACTCTTGTATTTCGCAGCAGTAGAAAGAATCCCCGACTGCAAAAGAGGATACTTGGGCCCTTCCTTAGCTCCTTCAGCAAGGACACGCTCTGTAACTGCTTGAACCGGTTCGTCTGGAGAAACAAACTCATTCCTGAAAACCTCAGCCAACGGCCCACTAATACGTTCTTCAGGAGTAGGCTCTGGGCGTAGTTTTCCTAGCATAGGATCAC